GTTTCTTACACTAAAGTGGTAGTCCGTTAAAGCGGCATTGGGAGGTGCAAACCCTCCCTTACCTATTGGCGTTGGCCCTTACGAGGACACCCTTCGCCGTCTAGACGGTGGGATAGACCACAAAATATTGAACAAAAAATTTCCAAAGCTTTGGGAGCAAGTCTTATTACTTAACTCCTTTTAAAAATGGCATTCCAATCTTCGGTTAACCCCGCTCAGCTTACTCAGCTGGGTCAGGCTAACCTGGCGGGTGATACCCGTGCTCTTTACCTTAAGCTATTCTCTGGCGAGATGTTTAAGGGTTTTCAAAACAACACTATCGCTCGTGACTTGATCATGAAGCGTACCCTGAAGAACGGCAAATCTCTGCAGTTCATCTACACGGGTCGCACCAAGTCCGAGTTCCATACTCCTGGTAACAGCATCCTGGGTGATAGCAATGGCGCACCCCCGGTGGCTGAGAAGACCATCACCGTTGATGACCTTCTGATTAGCTCTGCTTTCGTCTACGAATTGGACGAAGTTCTGAGCCATTACGACCTGCGTAGCGAGATCTCTCGTAAGATCGGTTATGCTCTGGCTGAGAAGTATGACCGTCTGGCATTCCGTGCCATCGCTCGCGGTGCACGTGCTGCTTCCCCTGTGTCTGCTACCGGCTACGTTGAGCCCGGTGGTACTCAGATCCAAGTCGGTTCCGGTTCTGGTACTGAAGCTGATGCTTATGATTCTGCCAAACTGGTGGGTGCATTCTATGATGCAGCTGCTGCTCTGGACGAAAAGGGTGTCTCCAGCGATGGTCGTGTTGCCGTCCTGAACCCCCGTCAGTACTACGAACTGATCCAAGCCGTTGGCACCAGCGGTCTGGTGAACCGTGATGTCCAAGGTTCTGCACTGCAGAGCGGTCAGGGCATCATTGAAATTGCTGGTATCAAAATCTACAAGTCCATGAACATTCCGTTCCTGGGTAAGTATGGTACCAAGTACGGCGGCACCACTGGTGTTACCGATCCTGGTCGTACTGGTGACTTCGTTGAAGTTGCTCTTGAAGATGCTTCGACCGCTCAGACTGGTATCAACAACGACTACGGTACTGCTGCTGAAGTTGGTTCGACCTCCTGTGGTCTGATCTTCCAACGTGAAGCTGCTGGTATGGTGGAAGCTATTGGTCCCCAGGTCCAAGTGACTAGCGGCGACGTGTCCGTCATCTACCAAGGCGATGTGATGCTGGGTCGTCTGGCTTGCGGTTGCGATTACCTCAACCCCGCTGCTTCTGTGGAACTGCACGTTACCAACACTGCACCTTCTGCATTCTGATACAATTTATTTGTTCTACGGGAGCCTCTTCGGGGGCTCCTTTTTTTTATTTTTAATTATGCCTGCCACTTATGCTGCGTCCACAGAACTGGATGCTGTCAATCAAATACTTAGCTCAGTGGGACAGGCTCCTGTCACCACACTCAATCTTCAGAACCCTGAAGTAGCTATTGTTCTCACTACCCTACGCGAAGTTAACAGACAAGTTCAAGCTGAAGGATGGAACTTTAATGTTGAGCGTGGTTACCCCTTCACTCCTGATAGCGTGACGAAACACATCACGTATCCAACCAACGTCCTTCAACTCGACACTAATACTTACGAACATCGTGACGACTTTCAACCAGTTCGTCGTGATGGTAAGTTCTATGATAAATACAACCACACCTATGAGTGGGATAAAGCTATTGAAGCTGATGTGACTTGGTTGTTTGACTTTGAGGATGTTCCTCCCGCTATTCAACTGTACATCACTGCCCGTGCTGCCCGTATGGCTGCCAATAAAATGGTAGGTGATACTGGTCTTTTCCAACTGCTACAAGAACAAGAGGTTCAAACTAAAGCTGCTGCCATTGAGTACGACTGTAACCAAGCTGATTATAGTATCTTTGGTTGGCACGATGGAGAGAACTATTACAACAACTATCAACCGTACAACGCGCTGATCAGATGAGCACATTGACCCAAAGGATTCCAACCCTTTTGCTTGGCATTTCTCAACAACCCGACAATCTTAAATTTCCTGGTCAGGTAGTAGACGCTGAGAACGTCTTCCCTGATTACGCTTTGGGGATGCTAAAGCGACCTGGCGGTAAATTTGTAGCTAATCTAGAAGATGCTTCAACTTCCGGTAAGTGGTTTTCTATCCTTAGGGACGAGCGGGAAAAGTATGTTGCACAATACGATACAACTACTAACTCTTTTAAAATATGGAGTTTGATTGATACTACTTTGGGTGTCGCCGGTTCTCCCCGTCGTGTTGACATGGGAACTAACACTGGTGTGCCTGGGACTTGTAATCAATCTACTTTACAAACAACTCTTACTAATTACAACACTGCTAGCACTGATAGAAGTAATGAGCTAACAACTCTTCATGGTGTTGCAGCTGACTATGCTGAAATTGATGATGGACAACCAAACCCGTTTACTGGGTCTGGTGTACAACATTCTTTGTTTAAAGTAACGACAAAGTATGATGACAACTACACTCAATCCGTAGCTACTGGTATTACTTATGACGGTACTCAGTATAATGTCTTTGATGAAGACGCATCTTTTTCAAACTCTTACAGTAGTACTAGTGGATTCCCTTCTCAATATAAACTAGGTGCTGATCGTACAGATGAGTATCCCTTACTTAACAGAAATGGTGTTAAGCTCTTTGAACTGCTTAAAACAGATGCAGCTGTTAACACTCCTGCAGAACTAGCAACAGCAGCCAGTAATCTGACAACTGCTGAAGGTAATTACACGACAGAGGTTGGTGATGAAACTACTAAACGTGGTCTTTACGAAACAGCTAGAGACGCTTGTGACATTACAGCTGTTCCCTCTGATGCGTACCTCAAAGACGCTACCGCCGATGACATTGAGCTGCTGACTATTAACGACTATACGTTTGTGCTCAACAAAAGTAAAGTTACAGCGATGAAGACTGCACCTGCTGATCTTTCTGATGCTCTACCTAACCAAGCGTTTGTCGTTATTAGTGTTGTAGCTTACAACGCTGACTACACTGTTACCATTAACGGTACAGATTATACCTACCAAACTCCTCAGAATACCTCCAGTCACCACGTTGATACTGATAAAATCGTATCAGAACTTGTGACTGCGATTAACGCAGCTACGGGTACTCATGGTGTTACCGCTTCTGCTGTTGGTCCCGGTATTTACCTGAACGGTACAAGTGCCTTTACTGTCGCCACTACTGGTAGTACTAGTGAAGAAGGTCTTTACGTCTTCCAAGATGAAATTAACGTAGCTGGTCGTTTACCTAACCAATGTCAAAACGGTTATGTTGTTAAAGTCTACAACAGTGATATTGTAGATGCAGATGACATGTGGGTTAAGTTCCAGACAAAAGACAGTGCTACCTCTGGTCCTGGTGTTTGGGAAGAAACTGTTGGACCTGAACTTGAGTATCAGTTGGATGAGCTTACTATGCCTCACCAGCTTGTACGTCAAGCAGACGGTTCCTTTAAATACGAACCTGTTGATTGGACTGACCGTTTGGTCGGCGATAACACTACTAATCCTATACCTAGCTTTATTGGTAGCGCTATTAATAACATTTTCTTTTACAGAAACCGACTAGGATTCCTGTCTAACGAGAATGTTATTCTCAGTAAGTCTGGCGATTACTTTAACTTCTTTGCAGGTTCTGCTCAGATTGTAGCCGCTGACGATCCTATTGATTTGAGTGCTACTTCACAACAGCCTGTGAACCTGGCTTACGTGCAGACTGTTAGTGTTGGTCTTGTTTTGTTTGGACAAAACGAGCAGTTCCTGATGTCTACTGATGCTGATATTCTCAGCCCCACAACTGCCAAGATTAATACGGTAAGTAATTATGAATGTGATGAGCAGTTAGATGCAGTTTCACTTGGTACTAGTCTAGGTTTTATCTCTAAAACTCTACTGTGGACTCGTGTGTACGAGCTGGGGGATATCCGTAAGGAAGCTCCAGCAGAGACCAATGAGTTGACTAATAACGTTTCAGAGCTTATCCCTTCTACTATTAATTCATTTATTTGTTCTCCTGCGTTATCTTTGCTGTCATTTGGTGAAGAAGGTTCTGATATTATTTATCAGTACCGTTTCTACCAGCCTGGTAAAGACCGTTTAGCAAATACTTGGTACAAGTGGAAGTTGACTGGCAAGCTGCTTGAGCAGTTCTTTGATGAAACTACCTTCTATTCTGTGTGTTATGACGGCACCAAGGTGTTTGTCCAGTCTTATGACTTGACACAATCCAGTGAACAAGGTTTCTTGACTTTACCTACGGGTGAGAAGACAGACGTATGTCTGGACTTGTTTACTATTAACCCTTATCGTACTTATAATAGCTCTACCAAGACAACTCGTGTCTTCCTACCTTATGATCATATCCCAGGTAAGAAGTTACAGGTCCTAATTCTTGGTGGTTACATTGGAGAGACAATCACTGCTGAGCAATCAGTAGGGACGATTTACCCTGAGGATACTCCTAGTGGTAGTGCAGGTAATTGGTACATGGATCTAGACGGTGACTACCGTGGACGTAACCTGATTATTGGTTATTTGTTTGACATGTCCCTTCAACTGCCTGTGCTGTACTATGGTCAAACTCAAAACTCTCAGCACGTTACTGACTCTACCGCTGACCTTATCATTCATCGTCTAAAGGTGAACACAGGTTTGAGTGGTCCTATTACCTACACAGTTGATATTACTGGGTTAGATGAATGGGAAAATGTGGTCAATGTTACCTTACCTAACAGTTACAACTTAGGTAACGTTAACTTGGCAGCATCTGCTGAACACGTTATTCCTATCTTCCAACGTAATAAAAACTGTAAGATCACCATTAAAGGTGATACAGCTTTCCCCGTCAGCCTTAACAGCATGTCGTGGGAAGGTAACTATAACACCCGATTCTATCGTAGATCCTAATGTCTGTTTCCACCCCTAGTTTTACAGTCAGACCTGCTACTATTGACGACATACCTGTCGTACTAGATAATTTGTTAGACAATAGTTTAGAAGATCTACTTCGATATAAAATCAACCCAGTGTTAAGCCTTGCTATGGATATGGAAAATAGCAGGGCTTATCTGATCTCAACTGAAGACAAACCAGCTGCTCTTGTTGGGTTTGAATCTGATTGTTTCTGGATGCACATGTGCAGAGGCATGGAGGAGCATCCAGTAGCCTTTACTAAATGGGCAAAGCGTTGGTTCAAACAGAATAAACCTAAATACCTTTGGAATCACACTGGTATTGAGTACACTCAAGCCATTAAGATGGCTAAGTTCTTTGGTTTTAAAATATTAAGAGTATTTCCTAGTACTCTGACTTACACTTATTTAGTCGAAATGGTATTACTATGACAAGGGAGGTATCTTAATGG